CGCAAAGACATCGAGGCGATCCGCTCGGTCCTCGAAAAAGAGTCACCGCAGATGTGGTCGGGGCAGTTCATGTGCCGTCCCGTCCCCGCCAGCGGTGCCATGGTCGACATCGCGTGGTTTCGTCGATACGACTACGCCGAGGTGGCGGCGATTCGTAAACGTGCCGCCCGCGTCGTCGTCAGTGTCGATACCGGCGGGACGAGGCTGCGGCAGTTGTCAGCGTCATCGGCACGTACCGCCGCCTCGGTGTGGGCCGAGATGGAGGATGGCAAGGTGTATCTGCTCGACGTCCGCGCCGAGGCGTGGGCCTACTTCGACATGATCCAAGCGATCAAGGACATCTGCGCCGACTGGAAGCCGACGGAGCTTCTCATCGAGAACAAAGCCGCCGGGCTTGAACTGATCGCCGACCTCCGCGAGGACGCGCGATGGGTGCGGACGCCGATCACTTCAATCGACCCGATCGGCAGCAAAGAGACGCGCATGAGTGTCGCCTCACCGCCAATACGTGCCGGTCACGTCTACGTCCCGGCGACCGGGACGTGTGCTGATGTGCGTGATCCATCGCGGCCTCCGCTGTGGGTCATTGACTACCTAAATGAGATGCAGCACTTCCCGATGAGCAGTCGACGTGATCAAGTCGACACGACTAGCCAGTTTTTGAATTGGCGACGAGAGCACCCGATGTACTTGGTAGGCGTGAGTATTACCCCCAACAGCGACGCCAAGAAGGCGTTTCTGGGTCAGCTTGGCGGGCCTTGGGGACGGGGCGGCGGGATGGCGAGGGGACGGTAGTGAGATGGTGAGAGGTTGACGAGGCGGGATGGCTGCGAAGGGGGCCTTTAGCCCCTTGCCACTACGCTACGTGAAGCGCCTGCACGTACAGCTCAGCGCCGGGGAAGTCGGCGCCGGTCGAGGCGTGGCTGATGCGCAGCGTTCCGGCTGCCGCGATGTCCATCTGGGCATCGTCAATCGACGTGAAGTCGACGACAGCCTTGTCGAGCGCCGCCGAGACGTCGAGGACTTCGGTGATCGCCGTCGCCCCGTTCTTCACCGTCACGGTCGACCCGGCGGTGCCAGCACCCTTCATCACAAGCCATGCCTTGATCACCCGAATCTTGGGCGTCACGGTGATGTCCTGATCGCCATCGGCGCCGCTCGAAACGGTCAGCGGAAACACAAGCGGCAGACCGCCAGTCACAACGCCGCTGGCCACAGTCGGGACGCTCACCGTCCCGGTCATGTTGATGGCACCGGGGAGGTTGAGAGCCTGGCCGCTGCGACCGATCGTGCCAGTAGTGCCGTTGGTGGCACCGATCGACCACGTCGACGCATTGTCGACGGTGATGGTGCCGGTGCCGCTGGTCGATAGTGAGAAGTTCTTATTCGCCGCGCCTACCCATGAGACGCTGCCGGTCGGCATCGTCATGTCGCCGGTCATGCTGCCGAAGGTGACAGCGCCGCTGCCAGCCGCACCCACGATGGACTTGTTGGCGGCGAGGGTGAGTGCCGTTGCCGAGGTCGCGCCGACGTCGGCGACGGTGGTGCCGTTGACGGCGAGGTTGATACCCGCGAAGCCAGAGAGGCCGAGGGCACCAGCCGACGTTGACCATGTCGAGGCAGCGCCAGCGGTAATGGTGATCGCCGCCGCCGACGAGGTGATGCCGACAGCAGCAGCGCCGCCACCGATGGTGGCCGCGCCAGTCGAGGTCTTAAACGTCCCGGTGCTGCCGCTGAGATCGAAGTTGCCCGACGCGCTGGTCGCGCCGTTGATCACGGGCGCCGTCAGGGTCTTGGTCGTCAGCGTCTGGGCGGCGGTGCGGAGGACGAAGGTGTCGCCGTTCACAGCCGGGACGCTATTCTGATTGCCGCTGGTTGCGCCGAAGGTGCCGCAGAACACGCCGGGGGTGACGCTGCCGACGGTGCCGGGGGACGAGAGCAGATCGTCGCCGCCGCCCGCGAGGTGGCTGGAGGCGTGGGCCACAAGTGCCGTCGAGGTCGCCGGGTCGACGAGGGACGACAGGTAGACGAGACAAGACGAGCTGCCGGAGCGCAGAATGACGTGATACAGCGTAGGCGCTGCATCGTTGTCGAAGTCGAGGGCGCCGACACCGTCGTCGATGTCTGCGGTGGTGCTGCCGACGATCAGCTCGCCGCCGTCGACAAAGCCCCAGGCGCCGCCTTCGAAGCGCTTGATCAGGTTCAGCGTGGCAGCGCCGCCGCCAGTGAGGGCGGCAGTGAGACGACCACGGATATTCGATAGCGACAGCGTACCGGCGGGAGTGCTGCCGGACGCGGGAAGGGACGTGAGCGGAGTGACGAGGGCCATGTGTGCCTACCTCAAGGAGTTTGGTTTTGAGGTAAGGTAGGCGCGATGGGGGTGGCTATGGGGGTGCGATGATCATACCACTACGTCTCATCGCCACCATCACCTCGCCGTCGCCCTCGCAGCACTCAATGACCCTGCCTACAAGTAGACTGCCCCGTCGACGACGGGTCGACACCTTGCCGGGGTCGTCGGTGGTGTAGACCTTGTCGCCAAGTTTCGGAGGTGACGACGGTGGGGATGACGACGAGAAGACGGCGATGGTCATAGTTGACGCCCCGTCACTGCGTCGGAACGCATACGCACCCAGCCTCGACCCACTTCGCCTTGAAGTCCGGCGGGCACTCTTTCGCCGTCGCGCAGGCGGTGTCGGCGCCTTCTTGGCGGGCGCCGCTGCGATGACTGACGATAGTCAGGATCGCGATCAGAAACAGCACAACAACTAGCGGTCTACTCATCATAGTCCTCGTCCTCCCAACACACCCTTGTCGCCGTCTCGACAAAGGAAGAAAGCATCGTAGGCAGCTCGACGGGCTTGCCAGATCGTCTCAAGCTCGGGTGGCCAGTTGTCGTCGCCTTGACGAAACAGCTCCCACTTGTCGGCGAACCCCGCTTTGACGACGGCCTTGTCGAAGGCGACGTCGAGGCGATCGCATTCAGCCTTGAGTGATTGCAGCTTGGCCTCGACGGCGTCGGTGAGGTTTGACATGCCGCCATCTTGCCAGATCGCCGTCGTCCTGTCAACTACGTTCCGTCTACCCCATCCACTGTCCCACCTACACTCACTATCCCACTCCTCACCCACACCCATCCCACACTCCCCACCTACACAGAATTGGTCGGATGATCATACCGTATGCAGTAACCCCCCTATATATATTATATAAAACCAGTGTGATCCTTTTTTACAGTTTTAGAGATCATATAGGGCCGAAACGAAAAAGGCCCGTGTCTGCGGAGGAGCAAACTTGCGTTTTCTCCTACACACCTACACAGGCCTTGAAATCATTGGCAAAAGTCCCTACACAGCATCCTGCACCGATGCTGCACAACCTCAGCTAAGTTGCGGGGATTCTTGCCACTATTTCAAGGTAGTCGACGGGGGCGGCGGTGTCAAGTGGAGTGGTTGACTTTTCGCTGCGGCTGGGGTAGAGTGAAAAAACTGAAAGAGAGGTATTATATGTCGGATTTGCGTTGGTGGGTTGAGCACGGGGATGCTGCTGAAGCGCTGAAGGTACTGCCAGACGGCAGCGTCGACGCCTTGGTGACAGACCCGCCTGCGGGGATTGGCTTTATGGGCAAAGAGTGGGACGGCTCAAAGGGTGGCCGTGACAAGTGGATCGCCTGGCTTGCGGGCATCCTCGCCGAGTGTCGCCGAGCACTGAAGCCCGGTGCATATGGGTGGGTGTGGGCGCTACCCCGTACCGCGCACTGGACGGCGACAGCTTGCGAGGATGCAGGCTTTGCTGTGCGAGACATACTTGTGCATGTGTTCGGGACGGGTTTCCCGAAGTCGCGATCACTGCTGAAGCCCGCACAAGAAATGTGGATTTCCATTCAAAAACCCCTTGCCGTGGGGCATTGGATACTTACTGTGTCCAGACAACTCCGAATGCTGGAAAGGGACCTATGCCGAACGGGCGATTTACAAGACGCGATGGGTACTGTTTTGTCAAACGAGGTGATAAGTGGGTGCTTGAGCACCGTGCAGTCATGGAACAATACCTTGGCCGCCCTCTGGCACGGGCAGAGCACGTTCACCACAGAAACGGTATCAAGTCAGATAACCGTCTTGAAAACCTTGAGCTACTCTCTGTCGCAGATCACGCACGAGAGCATCATCCAGGAGCGACAAAACAGGTCTCTGTTGTCTGTCGGAGCTGTGGAGGCACTTTTCAGCGTACTGCGGGCGAGCTTGCCAAGCACCCAAACGCTTTTTGCAGTCGAAAGTGCTATCGGGAAAGCAACTTTCAACGCAGCGTCGGCGAACGAGTTGCAATTGGACGAAAGCGAGCAAAAGACGGGACCTGGCTCTGAACACTGGATTTTGATCAAGGCACCGGGCGAACTACGTGAGCTGCGGATTGAAGAGAATCGGATCGGCACGACAAAGCAGGTGCCAGGAAGCTTATCTGTCAAGAATCAGGGAGTCGAAGGCGGTTGGGGGCTGGGAAAGAAAAAGCCAACGGATAGCGGACAAGACGCCAATACAGGCCGCTGGCCCGCCAATTTCGCCCTCAGTCACAGTGATGACTGCGCCGATACTTGCGCCGACGATTGCACGGTGAAGATGCTCGACGAGCAAAGTGGCGATTGTCCTTCCGGGGGAGGCAACAAAAATGTACGCAATCGAGATCAGCGAAATGCCTTTGGAAAAGGTTTAGGCAAAGGGAATGGCTGGGGAATTGGTGGCGACTCTGGCGGCGCCAGCCGCTTCTTCTACCAGGCCAAGCCGTCGACAAAGGAACGATCCGCCGGACTACCCATAGGTACGCGCAACACCCACACCACCGTCAAGTCGATATCGCTAATGCGTCATCTCGTCAGCCTCATCGCCGCGCCGGGGGCCACCATCCTCGACCCCTTCACCGGCTCAGGCTCGACCGGCATAGCCGCACTGGCCGAAGGCTGTCGCTTCATCGGTATCGAGCGTGAGGCTGAGTACGTCGAGATAGCGCGGCAACGCATCGCAGCCGAGGCCGCGAAAGCGCGATAGCCTCGCCGCCGCCTCGCCGCCGCCTCGTCGTCTCGCCGTCTCGTCGCCACCCCCAGCCCCACACCTACCTTACCCCATGCCCCACAGCACCAACGACCAACAAATCCTAGCCCTATCGCGTGCCGGTGTCGCACCGTCCGTCATCTATGAGGCCCTCTGGCCCGGCAGCAAGCCGTTCCCTTATGAGCAGCTACTCAGCCTCATTCGCACCCTCGAAATCGCCGACGCGACGGCGATGCCGGAGGAGACGCTGCCGACGGATCTCGAAGAGGTCGTGGGGCAGTTGATGGAGAGCCGCGTCCGCATTATGGAGGCGATACGTTCCGGGGGCGACCTCGACGCCGAGGGCGGCTTCGACGCGACGGCACATCAGGCACTCGTCAAGAACGCCGAGGCGGTGTTGAAGTTTCAGTCAGCGCGACAGTCGCGTCAGGAGCACCTGCTCAACTTGAGAGCCGCGCAAGAGCGGGCCAGAATCGAACTAGGAAGGCTCTATGAGGCCGGAGACGATGCAGGTAGTAACTAGGTGGCGGGACGTCGATGGCGAGGCTTGTGGGGCGTTTGGGACGCGGCGGCGACGCTATGGAGGCGGCTACGGCTAGCTGGTCGATTTGTGGTTGACAAGACGACGAGACGATGATAGGGTGATGACGAAAGTGAGGTGACGAGATGAAGGCGCATGAGGTTTATCGGCAGATTCGAGAGAAGGCTGAAGAAGTAAAGGAGGCAATTCATGCTATTTTGTCAATTCGTGGTGACAAGTCCCGATGGACTGCCGACGACTTGATTGATCTCCTGAGTCGTGACAGCGGCCTTCTCGTCGTCGAGGCTGACATCGAGAGAGACAATCGCCGACATATCAAGGTTCTCTACAAAGACTACTGCGCCCTCCGCGACGAGCTGATTGCGTTATTGATGGCAGAGATGATGCTGTCAAAACCTACGTACTTCGACGGTGGGGAGCCTCGCCTGTGAACACACTACTCAACAGCCTCCTCGCAACCCTCAAAGGCAATGACCCCGCCGCCTGGTGCGTCGCCGCCTTGTCGTTGCTGTCGCACATCTGCATACGCAACGATGTGACCCGCGAGGAGTTCACGACGATGTGTCAACGGGCCTTCGACGATGCCGACAAGGCGATCAGTCCGTTCAAGCCGAACTAGAGGTGACTACTATGTGCGACATCAGCCTAGAGCCCTGCTCACTGTGGTCTGAGGTGCCCCACAAAGCGCGAAAGGCCCACATCTGTTCATCGTGCCGTGGTCGCATCGACAAGGGTGACACCTACATCAGACACTTCTCTAAGTTTGAAGGCGACATCACCTCCGAGAAGCTATGTACACCTTGTCAAGTGTCTCGCACTCGCTTCACCGAAGCCCACGGCGATCTGACACCGACACCAAGCGGCTTTGCGAGCAGTCTGGAGGACTGCGTCGTCGACGGAATTGACGACGAGTGGTCGTCGATGCTGTCTGCAATGCGACAGCGACGAGATGACGCGAGGGTGAGACGGGGCGTAGATTAGGCGGTAGCGAGACGGCTGCGTCGCCCTCGCACACCTTACCCTACTACATGACCGCCGCTCTAGCCGCCCAAACAGCCCTAATCCTCGCCGACCCCACCGTCGAGGCCGTCGCCACCCACCTCGAAAACCACACGACGACCTGGCTCATCATCGCCGCCGCCCTTGGCCCTATCGTCGCCATTGCGCTGGCGGTCTTCGCCGTCGTCAGGTGGTTCATCCCACTCTACAAAGAGGAGTCGGCAGCGTCCCGGCAGCACCTCGCCGAGGTGTTGACGGCGACGCGAAAAGACGCCAGCGAAGACCTCAAGGCGACCCGTGAGGCGTCCCGCGATCAGCAAGCGGCAATCGTCGATCGCATCGGCAATCGTGTCGACGAGACGCATCGCACCGTCGGCGACATTCACAGCATCGTCAAGGCGTTGGCGATGCGTGCCGGGACGGTAGTTGTCTTGTGGCTGTTGCTAGGTTTCGGCACGGGGATGTCGATCGGTGTCGTGACACGGGCGGTGCGTCAAGACAACGTCCCGATGATGGCGCGACCCGCGACTAAGCCTGTCCCGCCGAAGACACAGCACGATTGCAGCGAGATCGGCGGCTGCGACGCGCCACAGTACTGCTGCGCCCACAACGGCTGCTGCCGGAACGCTCACGGCGAGGACAGTTATGCGTCGGTACCGCACAGTCTGCGGCTGGGGCAACGAGACTACGGCGACGCGGTGTTTCCGGCGAGGCGGTGGGAGGGGTGAGGTTGGGATGCCAGTGAGACGAGACGACGGCGAGACGCCTCACCACAGCCCCGCCACCCCCTACCTTACCCCATGCCCAAGATCACCCCGCTTGCCGTAGTCCCAGCGCTACGTCCCGAAGATGTCGCCGCAGCTTCCGTTGTCAGACTAGAGCCTGGAGAGCTGATTTGGATTGATGGCCGTCTCACCGCCGGGTCGGTGTCGCTTCGTCCATACTATTTCGTCAACGAGCCGACGTCGGCGGCGGCGATCAAGGGTGCCTGGATTCCGCTTGGCGCCGACGCGCTAAGCGGCCCTGTAGTCAAATTCGACTTTGCCGTCCGCGCGGGCGTGGCCAATGGCCGTATCGCAACGCGGCGTACCGACGCTTTCTGGATTCTCGTCGAGGAGGGCGCTGCGGCGCCAGCCTACGACTTCATTCACATCACCTCCGACACGTCGACGGTGGGGGCTTAGTCGTGGCCACTGAGGAGCCTGGAATCAGGCCTGTCGTCCTGTACGTCAATGGCGAGGCGGTGTCGACGCTGAATCCCCTGCCAGCGACGGGTGGCGGTGGCGGTGGCGGCGGTGGTATCGTTGACCAAGGCGTAGGGTCGGGGCTGCCAACACAGCCTTGGACGGTACGCATCAGCAATGGCGCCGGGTTTCTAGCCCCACTCACGGACGCGGAGCTACGGGCGACCCCTGTCCCTATCTCAGCATCAGCGTTGCCGCTGCCTACGGGCGCCGCCACCGAAACGACCCTCGGCAGCGCTGTGACTGAGCTGGTAACGGTCAACAGCAACCTCACCGATATTCAGACGGTGCAGACGGACGGGACGCAGCGATCAAAGATCACCGACGGTACGAACAACGTCACGCTTCTCAACGCTGCCCCCGGCGGCACCGAGCACAGCGTTCCTGTTCGACAAGTCGGCGCCGCCACATTACCGACGGGCGCGGCGACGGAGGCAACGCTTTCCGCGCTCAATGGCAAGACGCCGACCGTAGGTCAGAAGGCGATGGCTGCCAGTAGCCCGGTAGTTATCGCATCGGATCAGGCCGAGATTCCCGTAAAAATCGAGGGTCTGCTTCAAAACAACCTTACCGCCGACGCAGTGTCCTTATCGTCTCTACGCGGGCTGAACGTGGCCATCATCGAGCCCTTGTCAGCTTTCGGCGAAGTTCTCACTGCACAGCCGACACCTCGCGTTCAAATTGACGCAATCTACGGGCTCCTCACAACCGACACGCAGACCTTTACCGATGGTGTTTCGGGGAGTGCCACGGCAGCAAACGCCTTGTTTGTTTGCCAGACTGGCGCTGGTGCTGGTGGTTATGGTGTAGTTCGTTCTCGTCGCATTGCACGTTACCGACCGGGGCAAGCTTGTGATGCGAGATTCACATCTCTCTACACCACACCCGTCGCGAACAGCCTTCAACTCGCCGGTGTGTTCTCGGCAACCGACATGCTTGCCGTCGGCTACAACGGCACGTCGTTCGGGTATCTTCGCCGTATTCCCGGCGCCTGCGCAATCTATCGCCTCACCGTTACGGTCGGCGCGGGCGGCATCGAGACACTGACGGTGAAGCTGGACGGCGTTGACTTCACCATCGTCACGCCTGGGGCACTATCGACGGCGGCGACGGCGCAGCTTATCGCCGCTCGCGTCGGTGGCTACACGGGCTGGTCAAACAATGTCAGCCCCACCAGCAATGGCGTGACGGTGACGTTTTGTCAGAATGTCCCGGCGACGACACCAGGGGCGTTTACACTGACCTCGACAGGGACGGCGACCGGGACGTTTGCTGTGGTGCAGGCGGGCGCGGCCAATGACAACAATACGGGTTTCACCGCGCAGACGGCATGGAATGTTGACCGTCTCGATGGCAGCAAGGGCATCCTCAATCCGTCAGGAATGCTGCTTGATCCGACCAAGCTCAACGTCTGGAAAATCGCTTACCCTTGGCTGGGTGCGGGGCCTCCGATTCTGAGTGTGATGACTCCAGATCACAACTGGGTAGTCGCGCATATTGATTTGTATCCTAACACGTACACAACCCCATATGCAAGAAACCCAAGCTTACGCGTGGGCTGGATTGCCGCCTCGCAAGGGTCAACGACAAATCTCACCGTCAAGGGCGCGTCGGGGTGCGTGTCTGTTGTGGGGCAGATCAAACCATTCCGCAACCCCTATGGTATCAACCGAAGCTTCACAGGTGTCTCTGCGACTGAGTATGCCTATCTTCTCATTCGTAACAGAGCCGAGTTCGCCAACGTCATAAATCAGCGGGAACTACAGCCTTTGGAATTTGGTCTCACCGTCGAGACAGCAAATCGAATTGCGCGGGCACGTTTTGTGCTAAATCCGACGCTTTCCAGCACAGTCGATTGGGCATATCTGGATCAGGCTACGTCATCGGTCGAGTACTCTACACCAACCAACGTGACGATTTCCGGTGGTCAACAAATTGGCGCGTTCAATGCTGTGACTCAGAGTGTCGAGGACTTTGTAAGCCTCGATTTGCGCCTCGAACCTGGCGACGTGCTGGCAATCGCGATCAGGACTGCCTCATCAACCGCTACGGTCGGCGTGTCGTTGAACTGGCACGATGAATAAGGGGCTAGGGTAGCGACGAGGCGGCGAAGGTGTTGAATACCCCTTGACATCGCCGTCTCGTTATCGTAGGCTTCTTGTCAAGAGGAGCCTAGCATGAGCAACACCGTAACCCAACCAGCGACCTTCACCTGGCATCCCATCGACGGCGACGCCGTCGTCGTCTCGCTGTATCGTCATCCAGGCCCGGCGAATCAGCGGCGCTGCGTCGTCGACGGCAAGACCGTCGGCTACGTGTGGCAGCGGAACGTCAATGGTTATCGCGCGGTGTGGAGCTACCGCCTGGAGGCTGACACTCTCGGCATGGTGCGCGGAAGCTGCCGCGACCGAGACGAGGCGGTGTCGAGGTTGATGTTCGCGGTGCGGGCTACTGAGACGGCGACTGCGACGGCTACGGTGACTACATTCGACGGCAGCGGACCTGCCGTCTGCGGCAACACCGGCCAATAGCTCTCAACGGTGATCCCCATTTGTGCGTGAAGGATGAGCACTTCTGGCGGCGGATGGGGTAGGCGATATCCGGTCGCCGCGCAGCGTCGTCCTGCGACCTTGTGATAGCCCGATGCGGGCAGACGACTCCCTTTGTGGGACAGACGACGAGACGAGGAGTAGACGACATGGCCACAGATTACAGTAAGGATTTCAACTTCATCACCGATCGCCTCGCGATTGGCAACCTCGCCTCGCGGTCGACGCCTGGCTTTGTCGCCGTCGTCTCGGTGGTGGCGCTTTTGCGGGGCTTCGGACGCGCAGAGATGGGCGCTGTGGCTATTGGTACGAACGCCTGCCCGAGTGCATCGCGGCAGAGAAGGAGGCGGGGAAGTGAAGCTTACAACCAAGCAGAACGAAGATTTCGCGGTCCGCAAGGGCAAGGACAAAGAGGGTCCGTTTGTTGAGTTGCTGACCGGATGGGATGCTGAGCAATTCATACTGACGCCAAAAGAAGCGATTCGACTCGGCAACGCGCTGATCAAAGCAGCGCAGCCGAAGAAACAGAAAGAGGTGGGGGAGTGAAAGATCAAGACCCGTGCCCGGCGTGCTGGGAGGGCTACGTCGAAGGAAATCGAGGTAACATGCTGCGCTGCGTGACTTGTGCAGCACGGTTTGAACACGACGAGGACGCGCCCACCGAGGCGCAGAAGGAGCAACGTGGGGCGGAAGGCTGACAAGAGAGCGACACGACGGCGGCGGCGCCGCAGGTGCCAGGTGGTGTCGTGTGGCCGTCGGAATGGTATGCGATGTATAGCCGCGTACTTGAAAAGACCCGTAAGTCAGCTCATGTCCCTGTACTCGTCATCGACATCGCCGACGGGGAAGCCTCGGGCGACAAGACTGCGTACTCCTCAACGCATGAGGACGATCGCGATCTTGACTTCTACCTCGACGACGCGGCACAATTTATCGCCGACCACATCAAACGAGGCTGCGTCCTCGTCCACTGCGGCGCAGGCATCAGCCGCTCCGCCGCCGTCGTCATCGCGTACCTGTGCCGCTATGCTGGCATGAACTACACCGAGGCACTCGCTTTCGTCAAGGCGAAGCGGCCTCAAGTCGCACCCGCCGACGTGTTCAAGGAGGCGATCGAGCGATGGCTTGGCCTCGACAAGCTGGCGACGACAGGGTCGCGACAATGAGGCAGCGACAAGGCTGTTGACAATCAGCCACCAAAGCGGTATCGTCCACAACATGAACCTCTTCCGCCTCGACGACGACCCGCCCGAAGCAGCCAAGCTGCACGCCGATCATCATGTGCGCAAGATGCCTACAGAAGCTTGCCAGCTTCTGGCGACTGCGCATATCAAACCCCAAGCCGACGGCTACGACGAGATGACGCCGCAGCAACGTCTCGCCGCCGACTTGTTGCCGTACAATCACACACACGTCAACCACCCCTGCGCCATCTGGGTGCGATCAGGTCTCGATAACTACATGTGGGGTCTAGCCCTCGCCGCCGCCCTCATCGACGAGTTTCGATACCGCTTCGGTCGCCGTCACGCTACCGTCGATGTCGTCGCCTGGTTGTCACGGAACGTGCCGGCGCGACTGCCGCCCGGCTCGACGACGCCGCCACAGGCGATGCCGGAGGAACTACGAGGCGACGACGCGGTGGCAGCGTATCGGCGCTACTATGCTGCTGAGAAGCAAGGCTATTGGGTCGGCGAGCGGTGGGTCGTCTCGAAGTGGACAAAGCGGGACGTTCCTTGGTTTATGCTTGACGGCGAGGCGACGATGCTATAGTGTTGACGGCGAGACGATGATGAGGACGAGACGATGACAAGAAAAGAAGTCCTACTTTACCTACACACCCTGAAGTGGTTTCTCGCCGACCTCGGCTACACCTGCGTCGCGGGAGATTACGAAGACGCCGAGATGAAGCTGTATGCCGATCGCATCACTGTCGCACAATGTCGGGAGTACGCCGACATGGTCTTGCAGCCAGGGCGTCACGGTCGCGTCACCCTCATCTTGCGACAGCCCACCGAGGCCCGTGCTCTGGTTGTGCTGCGGTGGCTGCTACGGAACGTGCTTGACTAAGAGGACATCATGAAAAACACCTACAGCTTCCAGTATCAAGGCTTCCCCTGCCGCGTCGACGAGTCGACTGATGGTCAGTACCTCGACTTTAGTAGCGACGACTTGTCACTGCGTTTCAGCGTCCCGGCAGCCGGGCTGGCCCGCACGACGGCCACTTTCGTCGCCTTGTTGACGGCGTACTATCGAGGCACTGCTGACGGCTACGCGATGGCGGAGGCGGCGAGACGATGACGACGATACCGGACTACTTCCTCGACGAGCTGATCTACAAAAACTATGAAAACCGCTCGCGCGATACGTTTCGCCTTGATCCGCAGCCCTGTCGTCTGACTGCTCTGTATGCAGAGCTGTTACATGTGACAATCGCCCAGCGTCAACTATGGTCGGCGCATCTGGCGTGCAGCTTCGAGCCTTTCTCGTGGCTCTGTGATGAGGACGACCTTCTCATCGCCGTCGCCATCTTGGTGTCACAGGGCAAGCTCATCGTCGACAAGCCGGTGGAAAAGTACGAGCGACGCAAGACAGAGTCGGCTGTGGGCGGTTACTACTACCCACTTGAGACGATCAAAGTCTTGTGGGTTGAGCACGTCTCAAATGACGCTTTTTGGCGGGCCTGGGGTAAGGGGTTAGCTGTCTCGAAGAGGTGGAATGCTGGTCATGATCGGATGAAGGCCCTCGCTCAATTAGCCTTGTGGGAAGACAAGCGCACAGAGGCTACGAATATGATAGCAGCCTTGAAGCGTCGCCTTAGAGGCGACGAGGACGCCATCGCGCAGGCGACGATACATCCACATCTCGTTGATGCCTGCAATCCCAGCCCGGAGAGCGATGCGCCATGACCATCACCTCACCGTCGTCGTATCAACTCGCCATCTTCGACGCCGTCAAGTCGTCTCGACATCCCCTTGTCATCGAGGCCACCGCTGGGTCTGGAAAGACCTCGACGCTGGTGGAGCTATGCCGTCGGCTAGCGCCTCGTCGCTGTCTCGTCGTCGCTTTCAATAAGGCCGTCGCTGAGACGCTGACCACCAGACTGCCGCCAAACGCGAAAGCGCGGACACTGCACAGCTTCGGTTTGGCAGCGTGGAAGCGACAACGTCCCGATGTCGTCGTCAACCCGCACAAGCTCGACGTGCTCATCGAGGCAGAGGTCAAAGCCGAGCGGCTGCCGCCGAAGATGTCGTACAAAGTCTCACGTCTCGTCAAGCTGGCGCGGACGCATGGACTCGTCCCTAACGTGCCTGATGAACAGGGGCGTTACTTGGGCGCATCGGCTACGGCCTCTCAGCCCTTAGCAGCCGCGTTTGGGACATGGCCACTAGAGTCCATCATGCCCGACACCCAAGACGTTTGGGGCGAGCTTGGCGCACGATTTGACGTGCTCGGTTCCACCCCCATCGCTTCGCTGCTGCCTCATTGCCGCCGCGTCCTTCACAGCAGCATCTTCTACGCGCATGTTATCGACTATGATGACATGCTCTACCTACCTACACTGACTCAAAACCTACAGTGGCACGTCGACGCCGATGTCGTCCTCGTCGACGAGTTGCAAGACCTTGATCAGCTTCAGCGTCGTCTCGTCGTCAAGATCGCCAAAGCCGGTGCGCAATTCGTCGGCGTCGGCGACAGTCGCCAGGCGATCTACAGCTTCCGAGGCGCGGGCAGCGCCGACGGCAAGACGGCAATAGAGCTGATCGCCGACGAGTTGTCGGCGACGAGGTTGCCGCTGTCGATTTGCTATCGCTGTCCTCGCGACCACATCGCTCTCGCTCGGTGGATGGAACCGCGCATCGAACCACGTCCCGGTGCGCCCGATGGTGTCCTGTTGCGTTATGGCGACGACGGGACGTTGTGTTGTGCCTCGCCACATCTACACGGCCTCGACTGCGACTGCGCCGCCAACGGCGGCGACGCGCCGTCGACGGAGCCTGGTCTATATCAACCCGGCGACGTCATCATCTCGCGGCCAAAAGCGCCGCTCGTCAAGGTCGCCTACTGGCTGCTGCGACACGGCGTCAAGGCGATGATTTTGGGCCGTGACATCGGGCAAGAGCTGCATAGCTATCTCGTCTCCCACGTCAAGTATGGCGAGACGGTGCAGGTTCCGGTGCTCATCGAGCGCATTCGCAAGTCGACGTCGAAGCTTGTCGAGGCTGCCGTCCGCGCTGACGACGACGGCGAGGTCGAGGAGCTGTGTGATCGCCGGGACGTCCTGATCGCGGTGCTGACGCAGTCGGGTCGTGTCGACAAGGCGATCGTGGCGCTGAACGAGATCTTCGGTGCCGAGCGTCGTCTCGATGCCGTCTGCTTGTCGACGATTCACAAGTTCAAAGGTGGTGAGGCCGACCGTGTTTGGTGGTTGGACTACCACAAGCCTGATGTGGGATCGCCGCGCCTAAAGCATGAGTGGCAGCGCCGCGAGGCCGAGAATCTTCGCTTCGTCGCATCGACGAGGTCGCGTCACTTTCTGGGGTTGATTAAATCGGTGGCGTTTTCGAGTTGACAAGGCGGCGGCGATTGGGCTAGTGTTTAGGGGATGGATCCTGACGGCTGGTGGAGGACACGGCTAACGGCCAGCGCGATCGGTGACGAAGCCAAGCCGATCACATAACCCAGAAGAGGAGACACCATGACCATGAAACGCTTCATCACCGTCGGCCTACGCCGATACAAGTCCGCCGACA